AACCAATTTTGTGTAAAGGAAGGCTCTTTTGTTTTTTCAGTTCGTGGATAATCTAACTTCATTTTGTCAAAAGCTTTGGCGATCTGGCGTGATGCCCAAATGTCTACTTCTATTCCTGATTCTTTTTTTATGGCCAATAGTATTTCTTTCTCTTGGTTCAACATTTGTTTTTTTAATTGTTCAGCTAATTCCACTTGGACTCTCACTCCTCGTTGACGCATTTTTATCAAGACAGGAATTAATTGTTGTTCTAGATCCCAGACTGTTTCTAAACTCTGAGTTCTTATTTCTTGTTTAAATCTTTGCCATAACTTTAATGTAAGCACTGCATCTTGTTCTGCATAATATCCAACATGTTCTGCAGGTAACTTCCACATCTCTGCTTTAGGATCTATACCATGAGCTGCGGCTGCTTCTCTTAATTCTGTTTCTGCTTTTATTTCTCCAAGATAATCAACTGACAAACTATTTAAATTATATTGAAATCTATTTTCATCTATTAATGCTGCGGCTATCATTGTATCTACTATTGGTCCGTTGACCGTGATCCCTGATGCTTCTAACCATCCTACATCATACTGAGCATTGTGAAATATTTTTGCACAAGGAAGTGCACATACATCCTTCATATATTTTTTTACTTGTTCAGGTATCATGTTACCACCACCTAAATGACCAAACGGAAAGTATCCTTGCCATCCATCAACGGCTACTGCAAAACCTACAATCTCTCCTTTACCTAAAGCCCAACCAGCTCCAAGCTTTTCATTAATACCATCATCTCTAGTTTCTAAGTCAATTGCTATCTCAGTAGCATTAGATAGATCCTTATATTCTGATGGTGTATTCCACATGGATTTTTTAAAAGTTAATGTAAGTTGTAGTCCGTTCATTATGTATTCTTCTTTTTTATTCGTTTAATTATAATGTAGCAATCAGCACAATAATAAATTTTTTCTTCCACTATAATTGCATCCTTATCACACTTACTACACTTTATCTTTTTTTTCATCTTTCAAATGTTGTTTCTCTAATTCACAATAATGTATAATCTTATTTATATCTTCTATTGTTTTACCTTTGAATAGATATCTACATACATATTTAATTACATTTGCTTGAAACGGGTTAAGACCATTCTTTCTAATAAAAGTCCAGGGTTGAATGACAAAAGATTTGTAGTGAGATCCTCCAATTTGTTTTTCATCTGCGTCTTTAGCTTCATCGAACATTCCTTTATTTGTCATGCAGTACTCTTCTCCTCATTAATTTAATTTCATGCATATCTAAATCTTTGTATTTAACTTTAAAATGTTTCATCCAAAGCCAGTTCCAAAATGACCCGAACCATCTACCAAAACGATTCATCCAGGACTGATCATCCATGTTATCTATCTCTTCTATCTCCCAATCAACAGATAACTTTTTTCTTTTCTCTGGACTAAGCTGCATAAATAATTCATAAGCTTTTTTATTATTTTTCATTTTTCTCCTGCACGTATATTAAATAGTCTGACCCAATTGGGTAATTAAACTTATAGTCTGTTCTTAATAAATGTAAAGTTTTTCTTGCTCTTGTTGCACCGGTATACCAAACCTTACGTTCATCACTTTTCTCTTGTTTGTTTTTATTTGCATAATCAGATGGGTAGTTACCTTTACTATAAAGTACAACATGATTTGCTTCGCCACCTTTAACGCTATGTATTGTATCAATTGTTATTATTGGATCTTTATCTAATTCTTTTTGTCCATACCTTCTTAACAATCTTATGAAGTGTCTTACTTGTCTTGGTTTAAAGTTTCTTCTCAGTATCCAATACCAAGGTTTATTTTTTTGTGTATCTTCTAGTGCTAAACCACACCACTCTTTTAAAGTTTGAAAGTCATACTCTCTTAAATCTGGTTCATTCCTCCAAAACTTATCTAATCTATATGCAGGGTCTTCAAGTTCTCTAATATATTTGACCATGTTACGTGCTGCTCTTTTATCTATCTTTTTATTATTACTTATCGTTGTCCAAGCTTTGATAGCTTCCCATTGTTTCTGATCAAAACATTTAGTGCCTCTATTGTCTTTGTAATATAAACCTGCATCCTTAGCTAACATCCTAAGTTCATTTACAGTTTCATTAATACGACCTAGAATATACCAATCTTCTTTTAATGTTTCGAAAGGTATCTCTTTGAATGATAAATAACTTTTGACAGATCCTTTTGAGTCTCCTGGTTGATACTCTTTCTCTTCACTATCTCTTATCCCTCTTCTAATTACTTGAGAGAATCTATGTATGGCTTCACCAAATCTTTCTGTCTTTCTTAATTTTACTTTCCGACCTGGAAAGAACTTTGTAAAATATTTTGGATCTGCTCCATTCCATTTGTATATAGCCTGGTCATCATCTCCTGCAAGATATATCCTATCTACTTTAGGTGCCATTTTATATAACACCGACCATTGTAACGGTGTACAATCCTGTGCTTCATCTAAGATTAAAACTTTAAGTGGTGGGAAATCTACTTCTGTTATTGCTCTTTGAATCATATCATCAAAGTCTATGAATGATCTCTCTCCTCCACCTGTCTTATAATGTTCGTAAGTATCTATCTTTCTTTTAAATACTGTGAGTGAATCTCTTTTATAACTTTCCATCTTGTATGCTTCTTCTGGATCAATTAATAAATTCCTAGCCTTACTGTAGACTCCTAGTGACCAATCTTTATACATGAAGTTATCATCCGCTAATCTTTTATCTGAAGACTTAATTACTTTAGTCTGTAGTGCAAAATCAATTGTACAATCTTTAGGATCAAATACTTCTTCTGGAAAGTATCTCCTACAATAAGTATGCAGTGTTTTGAATCTTGAAAAATCTTCTGTAGAATAATTTGGAAAAGACTCCATGGCTCTTCTGACTGCAGTATTAACAGCTTTGTTAGTAAAGGATAGATAAGCAATATCATTTGGCCTTACACCTTTTCTTAAATAACTTTTAAGAACCTTCTCAATCAATGTGTATGTTTTACCTGTACCTGGAGGACCAAAGATCTTTACTGTTTTATGGTAAAGATCTTTTAATATTCTAAGTTCTAAACTTTCCTGTGTGGAATTCGTCATCCATCTCCGTTACAGTTTTTGTTGTTTCTTTTTTCTCTGCTACTTTGTAATCAACAAACTTAGGCATCATAACTGACCACACATTCTTAACACCTTCATGGTAGTCATGTCTATCACAATTAAGTAAATTCAAAGCTTCACTAGCACTCTTAAATGTTTTATCACTACCTAAAAATTTTTCGAAAGTAATTTTTTTGAAGTAACAAATGTTTGTCTTAGAATCTAATATAACATAATTATCCTGTAGTTTCTCAAAGTCATCTTCTTCAATATGACTCTCAAAGAATTTTTTAAGAAAGTTATATTTCTCTTCACCAAGTGTATCTTCAAATTTCATCTTCTCATTCTCAACTGCTTTCCTAACTAAAGTAGCCATAAGCATTTCAAATGGAGAGGGTCCCGATTTAGGTTTAGGTAGTGTCATCCAATAGATACCATAACGTAATAACTTAACTCTAAAAGATTTTTCATCTTTCATATCTTCTGGGTTAATTATTATTTTCTCATCTTGAAACTTAAATGTATATTCAATTGATTTAGTAGATCTAATAAACTCTACATCTTCAAAGTCATCAATCATATCTGGTACTTGTGAACCGATACCAAGCTTTCTTAACTTACATAGATCTTTATTACATAGTGGTGCAATTGCATTTGTTTTAGGTGGACACTTATAAGCATAATCTTTTTTCGATATAGACTTAGCAAGTGTTTCTACTTCTTTAGGATCTAACGGTGTTGTAAATATTTCATAGTTCCTTCTCTGTAAAATGTTTTGTATCTCATTAATATTTAAGCTGCCATCGGCTTTCTTCATCTCAAGAACACCAACATTAAATAACAATTCGTTTCTGTGATTACCTTCCCATTTTTCTGAAATCATTTTCTGAACACAAGGAGGATAATGTTTCCAATCACTCTCTGGCTCATACTCTTTTACTTTAATATTATTTAACTGCTCTAACGTTACAGTTTTTTTAGTTATCATTTCTAAAAAATTATTTATCATCACAGGAGTATTGTTATCGTTGTAAGCAAACTCAGTAGTTTGATCCATATTGAAGTATGGCATATTCAAACATTTGTTCATTGGAAATACTTCTTCCGAATAAAAAAAAGTTTTATTCCACTCATTCAAAACTTTAAGAACTTCTTTGACAGGGTACCAATCATTTAAAAATAAAAATAAATGTAACCCACCAGATTTAGATCTTACTGCAATTAATGGTAGTTGATTGTCTCTTATAATATCTACAATTTTCTTTTCTGAAAATGTAGTATAGTTACGGGGATCAATATCGATACATCCCCATTTACACACGTCACCGTTCTCAGGTTTAATCCCAATCCGTGTCTCTCCTTTTAGATGTTGTTTCCATAATTCAAGGGTAACAGGTTCGTGGACCGTGAGTACTTTAACCTGCTTCTTGCCCCGTTCATCTACTTCCCCCGTAAGAGAAGTAGTGATGAACAGTTCAGAATTACCCTCAAATATCTTTAAGAGTTTTT